TTCTGCATATAAACCACCTGATTCAATAAACCCATAAGACATACTTATTACTGGCGTATTAGGCCCCATTAAGTCCTTACATATCGGACATATTGAATAAGTATGCTCTACCTCATTAATTACCTTCATCTTCAACCATTCCCCATAGAAGCATTGTATATACTATAATATCAGTAAGCCTGCCTCTAACATCTTCTCTTTGCGATTTATGACCTTTAGTATATGATACTACGCCATCTATATGCTTTAATAAGTAGGTCATGAGAGCGGTTTCTCGAGTTATATCAAGGGTGTTAGCTACACGTTCAAAATTAGCGAAGACATTGTCTTCATCATGCGCGTATTCCTTCTGCCCCGACTGCCTCGTCTTTGTTATCTCCGTCAGTATCCGCTCCATCAGCAGATTCATCTTCTTTGTTGTCATTGTTAATTTCCTCTAATTTTTTGTCAAGAAACTTTTTAAACTTCTTGCTATCTTTTTTATATTCAATATACATATCTATAACGCCATACAGTTCACTAATCCTTTCTTGAGCTATTTGCAACTCTTGAATAAGTGAGCTAACAACCTTAACTACATCCTTGATACCTGGTTTCTTATTATGTTGTTTAGATTTAGCCATCTAATGTACCTTCTTTCATTCGTTTACGATAATTTTTACTTCCATAGACTTCTCTATAGACACATTTTCTACACACTATGACTTCACGGGGCTCCCAATCAGGTATAAATTGTTGAGGTTTATACTTGTAGGGAGTCCGCTTTACGAAGTCATTACACATTTCACACTTAGTCAGCGGCGTTGTCGTCGTCTTCTTCGCTATCAGAGTCTTTGTCATCGTTACTTTCTAGTGTGAGGCCAGTAGCTTTGATAAGTCCATCTATCTCAGCCTCTGCCATTATATTATGGATATCCTGGTAAGATTCCTCATGAGTGTCCATATGCAATCTAAGCTCAGCTTTGATACTGCGTCTTTCTCCTTCATCAAGGTTTATCTCTTCCATAATTTTGTTAACTGTTAAATACAGAAGAGCTGCATCTTTTGACAGTAGCAGCTCCTCAAATATACGAACTTTATGCCCATCTTCCAAATCATCCGAAGCCACTGTCTTACCCATTTTATGGAGTATCTCAGTAACATCACTTAATAACATAAGCAAGAAGTGCTTTGGATATGAAGAAATTCCTTCTATCATACTGAAGTGCCGCTAAGCTTTCGCCTATAAAGCTCTTCAAGACGGTCAATTGTAATCTTAATAAGATTGGGAGTAACAGTAACATTAAACTCAGTCTTGTTCCCTATCCCAAGCTTGCTAAATTTACGCAATTGATTTTTATAAAACGAAACTAGCCCTGACGGTGAAGCAAGTCTGTCTTGCATAGTATAGTTTGCACCTGGTTTCTCTGAGTTAACCTGTTTTAAATAGGCTTTTGTCAAGGCATCTAATTCTGCCATTATAACTTCCCTTCTGGCTCTTTCTTGGGAGCCTGTTTAGATTTTGGAGCTGTTTCAGGATTCTCAAGCCAATTTATTCTTTGGACTATTACCCTTATACGCTCTTCAATTGCAAGCAGTCTTTCAAATACAGACTGCAAGTCATTATTATAATCACCTACCCTATCTCTCACAGTCCAAGCTCCTCAAGCTCCTTGCTAACAGCAGGCTTGATTGTATCTGGAATATGGTCAAAGAATTGCATAAGTATGTTATAAGCCTCTTCATAGGCCTTTAAAGGCGTTTGGCTTATTGGATGGGTAGATTCCTCCATTACGAGGTTAAGTGCCTGTATCCACCCAATATTGACGTAATAGTCATTATCCTTAAAATCAGACACTTCTTGAGGATTAGCATCCTCATAACTTTGATTTACTTTTAGGCACTGTTCCCGTACCCTTTTTATCTGGCTTTCTCCCAGCATCTTTATCTCCTTTCTTGAAGATTTTATTAAACTTGTCGGCATAATCTTGTGACCAAGGTATTCTCTTCTTGTCACCCTTGCCGGCATTCATTACATACCTCCCTATCTAGTCCATATGTAGGCATATCAGGTAATTTAACATACTGCCTACCTTGATGATTTGCCCAATATGATTGCCATACAGTCTTACATGATTCACAATACCTTAATGGCACTGGAGGTTCTTCTTGTCTTGGTTTAGCGTCCCTTGATTCTAAATACCAATCTATTTCAGCTTTCATTTTACCCTTTCTATATTTTAACTGTCTACGCTCGGTAGTTCTATTTCACACTGACGTGAGGCTCATTAGACAGTTAGAATATATATCGTATTTTATTCCAAGGTACTATACTGTTATGCTTGACTTTAAACTTTTTTATGTACTCTTTTTTGTAGAATCTATTATATCTAATATTAGTGTTGCCATATTGAGACACTTTAGTTTCTTGTATATCAGGGTTCCATAAATAGTTTTCACCTTGTACATTATTTACTTTGTTGTATTCATGCATTTTTGGATTATGCGTCATAAATATACATTCAGATAGTACGTGTTTTTTTACACTATTCCTAACATTATCATTAACAAGCTCAAATAAATTTTGATAATCATCAAGCCAGCCTGTATAATGTATTATAGGGCTATAGTTAATATGCACATCATAACCTGCATCATAAAAATCATTTATTGCCTTAATTCTGTCTATAATTTGACTGGTATTAGGCTCTAGTTTATCGGATAATGCTTGAGGCATAATGCTATATCGTATTCTTATTCTTCTATCACCATTTTTATCTCTAGAATCATAACTTAAAAGCTTTCTATTTACATATTTTGTAGCCATAGTAGCCATTATAGGCAAGCCACACTCTTTAAAGCAGTTAAATATAAATTCCCAGTCATGGTATTTAGAATGTAATACAAAATCTTCATTGCAACTAATGTCATAGGTCCAAAATTTGTCATGTGTTTGGTTAGGCGTTTTTGGCCCAAGCATAAATGCATGTTCAAATATTTTATCAAAGATTTGCCCTGGATTATTTGCAATTGTTAAACCATTAGGTAAGTGTCTACGCATATAGCAATAGCTACATTTGTATAAACATCCAAAACCAAACGATGGTGATATATAATCACTGCTTCGCCCTGATTCCCTAATTTTCATAGATTTTCTTGTTACATACTTCATTTTTTGCTTCTTAATGATTCAGCTCGCTCTAATCTAGCATAAGCTTTTTTTTCTTTACAGTCATGAGGTTGACCAGTTTTTTTATTAAACAGTCTCCATCCATATTCTGTATCAGCCCAGTGGACTTTTCTAGAATCACATCTACAGTATTTACAACCTCTAGATATGTATCCAAATTTTTTAGTTTTAGTATACATAATACTCCCAATTAATCCCCTAGCCACAGGATTTTAGATTGCTAATTCGTGGTCAACAACTGAAATCACTTAACTTGGATGAATGTAAATAACAAACCATGTTAATTAATATTCTCCTGTGGCTCTCTTGGGGAAACTTTTAAAACATGTCCTTGCCAGCTAATTTTCGGTTTATATAACCTCTAACCCATTCTTTTTGGGTATCTAGCCATTGGACAACACCTTGATATTCTTTGGTCGTTAGTGGACCTTTGCGTGTATTGCAACGCTTACAAATCATCTCTAAGTTTTTAGGAGTTGAGTCCCCACCATTACTAAGAGGTACCATATGGTCACACACCATATTCCTAACATCAAGTATATTCCTACAATACTTACATTTATTCCCGTAAGCTCGTAGCAATAGTCTTCTAATCTCTGATAAAGAGATATCAAATACAACTTCATATTCCTTACTCCTTCTCTTTAAAGTTGAACGTAGCGTAGAACTTTTTTTCATTACTCTATGGAATATTCTTTGGGCATGATTTCCATGCATGCTCTTGAGGATAGGAAGAAATTGTTCTTCCCAGAATAACGTTGATTTAGCCTTTCGAGGGGCTTTTACACCCCTCCTTGGCTTTTTAGCAGAAGGCTTCATACCTATACGGTAGGTGTACCTTTTAACGTGTACACAGCATACGTATTACCACCACGAGTTATCATGTTGGTTTGGATATCAAACCCCTTCTTCCTCCAATTAAATATAATTGCAGATAAACGGTAAATACCAAAACGAGTTAGTGCTTGACGTCCATTAATAGTACGTCCTCTAAGCATATGATTTAGCAGTTTTTGACTGCGACTTAAGGTTTTTCTTGCCATTATTTACTCCATCCTATTGAGGTTGTAAGTTGTAGTTTCCATAAACTAAGGTGTAGTGTAGTGTTAAGGTATTCATCATCGATGTCTCCTGCAATACCAATACTTAATATTCTAAAAAAGGTTACGACAAGAGTTTTCTCGTCAAACGCTATATCTAGTAAAAATCCCATTAGTCTATCTCAACTTTCTCTAATCTAAAGCTAGGTCTCCACTCAAGTTGCGCATCAAATAGTTCTCCATCTGTATTTTTAAATAGTTGAACTTTCTTTATAGCGCTTTTAGCTTGACCGTTGAGGCCTATAACTTTCCTACTGGCGTTTTCAATTGCCCCAGACCCCTTGCCAGCATATAGGTCTAGAACTTCGTTTCTACTATACTCACGAGCTACTTGAGATACTTGTATAATAATTAAATCATTATTAACTGCCATATTCGACAGGCTGTGAGAGATATATTTTATCTGCTCATACTCGCCTCGTTTATTAGTTTCGACTAAGTCAATATAGTCTACAATAACAACAGCTGGTTGTAATGTTTTTATTTTACTTTGTATCTGCTCTAACGTTGGAGCTATAGTCTGTATTACTAAGTGGCTAAGCTTATCTTTGTGAGCGTCATAAACATCTTCATAGTTTTCAGTTACTTCATCTTTTGATAAGCCTGATACTATCTGTAAGTGCCTACGATGCATATACCATGCACTAAGCTCTAGTGATAAGAATAAGGTTGGTATTTGCCAATCAGTTACGATTCTATCTTCAACAAAATCTACACCTAATGCTATATTCTGAGCAAATGTAGTTTTACTTGAGCCTGTAGGCCCAAAGATAGTTACAAGTTCACCTGGATAGATGATACAATCCATATCTTTAGGTAGATGAAACATCTTCCCTAAATCAATTGAACGTCCACCAAAATCCGTTGTCATTCTTTCACGAAACTCTTCTTGCAAGTCACTAGCGCTTTTTACATCAATGGTATAATCTTTATGTTTAAAGTGTATACATTTAGTTTGACAATGCTTAAGCATCAGCTCATCATTACATCCGTATTGATAGCCTTTGTTATAAGTTTGCTCTACTTTATCTACTACTACTTTATCATCTAAAGATTTATCATTCCAATGCAACATAGCAACCTTGGTAAATTCTGAAGGTATACCATTACGCCGAAAATGACTAGCAATTCGCATCACTGTATTATTTCTATTGCCACTTTGAGGTCCACCATTAAGCATTCTCTGTATACAGGGAACAACCTTGGTGTTTTCAACAGTTTTAGAAAACTCTTGAATCCTAGGAGTACTAGTAATAATATACTCCTCCAGTTCTCCATCTCCCATTAACTCTTCGTATGGGAAATCAAGTCTTGGTGTTTTAGCAAGCTCATGTATTTCAGCAGGAGTCTTATGCATTAGTTCCTTTACAGTTAAAGGAATCTTATGTAATCCTGTTTTCTTATTTACAGTATGTGCAACCCGATAGATTGCAGTCCTAATATATACCATCTCATCTATGCCAGGTAATAGTTTGGCCATAGTCTGTTTAACAATATAAGGGAGGTCTTCTGAGGGAGCGAAATTAAAGCTTTCATTAGATAAAATTAAATGATAGCCCGTTCCACTGAAATAAGGTTGTATTGCTGATTTAGGGTGTACTCCGCAATCCTCTAAAGCATGAACACATACTAGTGTTCGCCTTAAGGTTTCTTCGTCAGAGTTTTGGCCCTTGTCAATATCAACAATAATCTTATCTATGTGTCTTTCGCCATAATAAGAACTGACTGTTCCTGATTCTTCAATAGCAGCCTTAGCCGCTTCATCATAAAGATATACTGAACGATAAAGCGGTACT